GGATCGGTAACAATCAGGTCAACTGAATCGTCTGGCATGGTTTTCAGCACGCGCAAACAATCGGCATTGAATAAATCAACGCCGGGCATCGTTATTTTTTGCATCACATTTATTTCACAAATAGGAATAGGTAAAAACCAGGAATAAAAAAACCCGCTCTGAGGCGGGTCTTAAAGAGGGTTGCTTGCGGATGCAATCGTGCGAAGCATACAGGTATTTAATCAGTCTCTGGCTCAACTTTCAATGAAAATCTTTGGCTATTTAATTCGAATGCATCGTTCATTGGCTGATACAGCATATATTCAGCAACTGTCAGCCATGTTTTAATACGGCGGCGGCAGGTTGAATAACTCCATTCGGGGTTTTGTTCATGCAGTTCATCCGCTAAATCACGCATGCTCACCCTGTCGCGATAATGCCTCTCAATTATTCGCCTCAGTGGCTGGTGGTTAATAAATACTGTGGCGATAACCCTATCCATCCTCAATGCCTCATCATCCGTGCAGAATACAAGGCTGGAGTGGCGACTCTCCTCGAGCATGTTTTTTATCCAGCCAGTCAAAGACTCTGTTGCACAGCCCATGCGCTGTAATTTTTTCAGGACATTGCTCAAATCATTGCGCGTGACGACGTATTTTTTCAAAAGTTTTTTGAACATGTCGGGTGCCTCCGGGCATGTATCAATGGCTGACCAGCGCCCCCACATTTTTAATTTACCCTGCAACCAGATGCTCTCTAATGTTCTCAACTGGAAATCTGCACCAGCCAATGTTCGTGACATGTCACGCATTATTATCTCCACACTATTAGTTTTTAACTGAACCTATAACGCCAACTGCTATGGCGTAATCGAGGAACCGAAACAGCAACACGATCTGGCTGCCGTACTTCTCTTCAAAAGCCCTTACATCCCTGTGCAACTCATCGTGATGCGCTCTGCAAAGCGGTATCACAAAGAGATCGTGAGATTTAGTGCCCATTCCCCCCTGTCCATATCCAATGATGTGATGCGGGTCGTCTGCCTGCTGATTGCAGCACGCGCACGGCTGTGACTTCACCCATCGAGTGTATTTGGTGCTCTCCCAGCGGCGGCGCTTTGGCCGCAGCATGAATGACTCTGGTGACTCAGGATCGGCTTGCAGGGTGATAACTCTCTTCACCTCCTGCGCGGTCTCCTGAATGATTTCGGTGGCCAGCCTCACTGGTGCGATCAGCGACTCTTTCAGCTCACCCTGCGGGATGGTGTCTTTAGGCATACGCAGAACGCGCCGTGCCGGTGCCTCTGGAATTAGATCAACAACGTCATTCAGTGACGCCCACCAGCACAGTTCTGGCAGTGTGAGTAGATGATCGCCATGTAGTGCCATCTGTCTGCAGGCGACTCTGATGATCCACAGTGCAGTGTTCCGTTTCGCAATGGCATCCATACGGCCCGGCATGCCGTTTTTCATGAACTCAGTATCATGGCTGCAGCATATCGATACCGGGCCACTCTCAGTCTCTGCCATTGTGAATTCGTGATAGTGCCAGGTTCCCAGTTGTTCCCACTGGCAGTAACCGAGTGACTGAACATATAACGCCAGTGCATTTGGCCCACCAGCAGCCGCAATAACGCGTTCATGACTGAAAAACGCAGCCAGTGAGGGTTCATCCAGTAACGGCTGCGTACTGTCGTTTAGTAGCCCTGACGGTTTGTCTGTCAGGTCCATTGTTGGCGTGCTGATCACTACACGCCCCTTAAAAAGTTTTAGTAGGTCCGGCCCCGGCTTAAACAGCACAATCCCTGTGCGTGGTGCAACCTCGGGAGTTAGTAACGCTCTCATTCTCTCCCCTACACTGCCAGTTGCAGTTGCATATTGAATCGGTCCCGTTGCTCACAGTAATTCAGTGAGCCGGGGCTGTTGTGTGACTCGATACGTTCGACCATCAATGCAGCGCGGGTTTCTTTTGATGCCGGGGCATACGCTCCTGACCATGACTTATCGATACCAATGTTTCTGGCAACGTTAGTGCTATCAGCGCTCGCCAGCGGTAGTTTGGTGAAGATAAGTGGGTTAAGCATGCGCAGTCCGTGAAGCTTGGCGATGGGCTGGCCGAACTCGTCTGTAACATGCCGAATCAGGTCTTTCATGCGTGCTACAGCCAGATTTGGCCGTTTAACATCGTACTCTCCGCAACTACCAATCGCCACGCGCGGATACTCATTGCACAACCGGATGAATCGTTCATCGCTCTCGTTCATGTGCCATACCGGTACGCCATAGAAATCACCGTGTGGCCACTCATCAAGCAACGCTTCGTTCTCTGCTTCTCCGCCGTCGATTACGTCCGGGATAATGGCAAAATCAAATCCGGGATGGTTTTTCCAGCGCGCCACGAACTCGTAATAATCCGACCAGTCAATTTTGTTACGGCCAGCGGCTTTCCAGGCAGTAAACGCGCCGTTATCCAGCGAGAATGATTGGCAGATTTCAGAGGCGAGATTTATCTGGCCCGCATGAGCAAATGAGATGAATGCATGCCTGCCTTTCCATGCCCGGATGGCGCAGGTATCAGGCGTGATTGGTCCGCCGTGGTAGTGGATCATGCCGCCCTCCCAATCAGACGTTTGAGTAGGCAGTGTGTCGCAATCAACCCAGCTGCCAGCGATACCAGAATTGCGCATGCGTATCTGTATGCTGGGCAGCTGATTGTCAGCCAACTGAGGCATCCACTCAGCACCCAGGCTAAAGCGCATATCACCAGCACCGCTAAAAAGTCATTTTTCACTGCGACTCTCCCATGTCCGGGATAATCAGTTGACCTGCGACCTCGCGCACGGCCTGACGCAGCATGCGGTAATTTGACCAGCAATCACGGTCGGTCTGTTCCACCAGCTCGATGAACTCCTGAACAGTGCATGGCTTGTCCTGCCTAAAAGCAATCAGCACGCTGGAGAACCGCTGCAACTGCTCTGCCACCACTTCTTGATCATCATGCTGCTCAGATAACCACTGCTTGATCGCCTGGTCGTCCTGGTGTTGCTGGATGAATCGCAGGGCTGACTGGATGGTTTCCTCTGGGACAACTACGTGCTCAGGGTGCTCTACAGAGTCTGCAGCCCACGTGTGTGCATATTTGGACTGAGCGTAGGTGTATTGGGATTTGATTTTGAACGCCGCCTGAATACAGGCCCAGACCTCTAGGCCGCTCTTCTCCAGGATTTCATGTTTCAGCAGCGGCAGGTCATCACCCTCGTCGTTCTCCGGCTGATTACCATCTTCAACCTCGCTTTTCAGGTGCTCTCGCGGCTCGCCGTCTTTGGGTGCGGGCCATGTGCGCGCCTTGTTCACACTCAGTTTTAGCTTCATCGCGGCGTTAAGCTCTTCTTCCGTGATGCCTGATCGACGAATGGCATCCCAAAGCAAAAACTGAAGGTCAGCCCACTCTGAGAGGTCATCTGGCGCGTCCGCTGCTTCCAGCGCTTCTTTCGCTAGGTGCTTGAGGGGACCGATTGGCCCTACATCGCCGAATGTTTCCTGTGACCATGCAGCATGCTCTGCACGGATTTTCTCACGCAGTTTTGCTGGTGAGCTTATGGCTGCAGCTTTGGTCAGTTTTTTCTTGCCGGTGGCTTTGGCCTTTTCCAGTTCCGTTTTTGCTACCCTGCCAGCTGACGCGCCATGTTCACGCACCAGCGCGACCGCAGTGGTGGCGGCAACCTCTTTGTTTTTGACCAGCGCGATCAGCTCATCACCAGACGTCAGCAGCGCCAGATGATTTTCAACGTCAGTGATCGACCGTTTCACTTTTTTGGCAATCTGAGCCGGTTCCCAGCCCTGATTAATCAGGCGTTGATATGCCGCTGCTCGTTCCAGTGGTTCAAGTGCGCGCCCCTGACTGGATGTGACCATGAACGCGATGCGGTCAGCCTCACTGCCCACGAAATCTTTGCATTCCAGACGGATGTCATAACCGGCCTCCTGCGCCAGTTTTGCGCCGTAGTAACGGTGATGGCCATCGATGATTTTTATTCCCTGTTCCGTTACCTGCACAGCCAGCGCAGGTACCTGCTCACCAGCCATGTATGCATCACGGAATTCTTCTACGTGGGCCTGATCGATTTCCCTGACGTTATACCCTGGCTCGACATATAGCCTGT